GATTCAGAAGGCAATACCATTTCTAGCGTTAGCAAACATGATCCAACTATACAACTGAAAGCATTAGATATGATCAACCGATTATCGGGAGATTACGCAAAAGCAGACGCACAAGTAAATCTACAAAGTGAAACACTATCTATATGGTTAAAAGCAAACGCTAAACGGCTACTAGATAACAAGTAGTAACTAAACACCATTATCATCATAGGATTGATTGTAGGTATGCTGACAGGGCAACCAGGGGGCCTGGGGGTTTATCCTGGCCCGCAATCGAATAGAGTCCCACTCCCACACTTACCTGGTGGATTATGGGTCTATTGCTGTATTACACTGCTTAAATCTGACACTTAATCTGACACTGGGTTTATTAGAGGTTGTGTAGGGGGTTAAAACAGCACTATCACTAGGTTTACGGTCTAGTGGTTATTTTTCTGCTGAGCCGAAGTAGAACCCTACTATCGTGGTGAATGCTCCTATGAGTGCGCCTAATATAAGGAGTCTTAGTTCTCTATCTTCACCTAGAAGGACGATTACGGTAGCCGCCGAGAATAAAGTAGCGACAATAATACCTACTATCCACCTAGCCACAGGTTTCCATTTACTGGTTTCAGTCATAGTTTATTCTACTTTAAGTATTGCCATTCATGCAATACATTTGCTAACGTAAAGGGATGGAGGAGTACATGTTGGAAAAACTATCTGGCTATGGCTTTCTATTTATGATGGCGATACAGCCTGTTGCTGCTGATGAGCGACTGGTGGGAACCTGGACTGCTGTCCCTGAATTACGGGTAACATGGTCTTTTTATAATATAGAGGACCCTGAACCTGATGTGTGGTGGATAAGGAAGGATGGGTTTTGGGTTACCCGTATTAGAGGAGAAGAGACATCGTACCTTGAGTACGCCGCCAGGGGCGGTAGAATCCTCGCCCGCCCGGATGACAGCTATAAATGGATTCCGTTGGGTAATTACTACATCGACCACCAATATAGTGAAGTAGAAGAACGTATTCTCTATAAAAAGGGCTATCTGTTCGTGGATTTAGGGTTGACCGGGGTTAACCTGATAAAAATAGATGAGTAAGCTCCACGATACCGACGATCCACGCTCTTTTGTATTGCATTGTGAGCTATGTGAAAGATATGCCATTCATCATTACCGAAAACGCAACTTGTGTTGGCATCACTACGAAAAAGCTATCGAGAAAAAACCTGAATTGCCTACTGAACGCAGACTTATTGTGCTAGACGAGGAGACAAGATGGGGACTATAATCAAAAGGGTGTCTGTGACGCTCATAACGGCTCTCTGTGGAGCTTTGTTGGCTTTTGGGTGGTTTTATATCACTGACGTACATTTTCGCGTTCCTGGACCTTCTATAGGGCGATTACGCTACCTGTTAATCCAAGTACCGCCCTTGTGGTATTTATGGGGTATCTCAGGATTGTTTTTACTGTTGTTATTATCCTATATAATAGGGAGAACGATAAAAACCAGGGATTCACAGAGCCGGGCAATAGAAAAACTCCACTGGAGAACCAGGGATACCATTAAATGGTGGAAAGGCAGGGCAATGGAACTGGAAGGACAACTTGAAGAACGTACCGCAGAAAGAGATGCCATAAACTCAATGGCGCAGGAATTCCATTCACAGTTAATAGCTATTGATAAAATAAGAACTTATAGACCAAGAAACGAAATAGTGGAACGTAAGCTACTGGACATGAGTAATGCCTGATAGAGTATATCCTAAAATTAACGACCCTGACGATAAACAGGGATTTAAACACTATCGTGGCTTCTTTACCAAAGAAGAGATCAGGGAGTTTGAGGAAGCTGTAGTTGCTATCTATAAACTACAAGCAAGGAAGATAGACGTTTACCGTAGTCAGGTTGACCAGTTGGAAGACAAGGAACCGTTTGCAGTATTCTGTGCTATCTATGAAATGATGGAAAAGGATGACAAAGAGGCGTTGTACCAGGTGCAGTCCATGCTTCCTCATGTACCGCAAATACGCAAGATATTTAATGATAAGTTTCTGGACACCTGTCAACAAGAGTTAAAATGCGATAAGGTAAACCTACTAATAAACGGTCCTGCTTTATTTGTTAACCGTCCCAACACCGACAGACTACTGTATAAATGGCACTCAGAAGCACACTATTACCCGAAGAGAAGGAACTTTTTAAACATATGGTTTCCTGTATTTAATAAAAAAAACTACGAGAACGGATCAATGTCTTTCAAGGCTTACAGTCACAACAGGGACTTTCCGTTTGCTGATTACAAGGGTTTTAACAAGGATAGCGAGAATAAAGCTAATCATTTTGTACAATACGAGATACCCGAATCCTTTTTAAAGAACTATATTCAGGAAGACGTTGAAGCAGACCCTACTGATCTGTTAATATTTGACAGAAGTATGGTGCATAGGTCAAACCAGAACCTCAGTGACGTTTATTCAGTTGCCGTGGTAGCAAGGGTATGGAACCCTGAATATGACCTGACTTTAACTGGTGCGATGGAAGCATTGCCTTATGGTGGCAATCTTGGCAGAAGCGGTTTAATAGGATAACCAGCGTTGCTGGTGAGGGCGGTACTAACTTAATTTTAAAAAATCCGGTTATTATGTAGCTGAAAATGTCTTACTCAACACATAAACGTGCCGCCCTATTTTATTTATGACAACAAAAGATAAAAACAAACTAAAAGACATTCTGATTGACTTAGGACTAGATCCAAAGACTCCTGTAGACGATCTCTGGAAGAACTCAGGGGACATGATGGAAAAAGCCATGCTGCTGTGGACCAGATGGAAGTGTTTAACTGATCTGTATTTTCTTGGTGCTGAAGTGCTTGGCATGAAGGAAGCAAGGAGAAAACGTCCTGGGGGTAAATGGTTTTACCTGTTAGATGACAAGTTTCACGGTTGGATGTGTAACGCTCTATCTTCTAATGGAGATAAAATGATTATTGTTCCCCGTGGTCATCTAAAGTCAGCCTGGGTAAAGGTAAAGATAGTACAGGATATACTTAAAGACCCTAATATAAGGATAGGGTTCTATTCAGTAACCACCGGCTTGGTACAGAACCAGCTCGTATCTATTAAAAGACTGTTTCAACACCCCAACATACAGAAGCTGTTCCCTGATCAAGTACCTCTACCGGGCAAGAAAGAACAGGCATGGGTACGGTCTACTGCTGATGTACTGACAGTGTGGAGAGAAAAGGGGTCACAGGTACAGGAAAACCAGATAGAGGTTTACGGTGCAGAGTCAACGGTAGTAGGTAAACACTTTGATATTCATTATTATGATGACCTTATAGATGATGATGTAGTTAGAACCGCCGAGAGATTAGCTAAAGTAAGGGAATGGTATGGTTATGTGCAGGCTATTCTTGAACCAGGCGGGCAGGAGATAATGACAGGGACACCTTACCATTACTCTGATCTTTATTCAAGCATAGAAAACGATGGTATTTATGATAACGTGTTTAGAAGACCTGCGGTAGAGAACGGTAAACCTGTGTATAACTACTTCACGTTAAAGATGCTGGAAAGGTTAAAGAAGAGGATGGGAAGCTATCTGTTTTCCTGTCAGTATATGGTAAACCCCACACCAGACGAAGACAAGATATTCCCTGCACCGCAACCTACCTTTGTAACCCTGCCTAAAGGCGAGTATGCCTATTACATGACAGTTGACCCTGCCGGTACAGTAGGTACTCATTCAGATGAGACGGCTATAACTATAGCAGCAGTAGATAAGATAGCAAGGGTATATATCTTAGAGTCATTTGGAATGAAGAAAAAGGGTGACGACATAGCCAGAATTTTACTGGAGAAGAACGAGAAGTATAACTTTGCCAGAATAGGTATAGAGTTCGGGGTTATGGCTAACCTTCAGGTTATTATCGACATGGTAAAGAAACAATGGGAAAGAGCGCAGAATAAAGAAGTGAAGTTACCCATAGAGTCAATAAAGTTAAAATCTATTAAAGGAAGTAAGTTTGAACGGATTAATTTGACCTTGGGGTCAATGTTAAGACAAGGAAAGGTAAAGATATATCATAGCCTAACAAAGCTAATGGATCAAATGGAAATGCTTACGCCTAATTATGAAGGTAAGGACGACCTGGTTGATTCGGCAGCTATGATATTTCAACTGCCTGGTTCTATCTCGTTTAGACACTGGTCAGACCCTATATTTGGACAACCTGATGCTTTTACGGTAGAGAACCTATTTAAAAAGGAGCCTAAAAACACTTACACTGATAAGTTTGCTGTATGAAGTATTGTAAAAACTGTATCATGCCTGATACTAAACCTGATTTAAAATTTGAAAACGGTTTATGTTCTGCCTGCATAAATTACGCTTATAGAAGTAAGATCGACTGGAAACAAAGAGAAGAGGAGTTTCGTGAGTTATTAACCAATTCTAAAGGCAAATATACCTGTGTTGTACCGGTGAGTGGAGGCAAAGATTCACATGCACAGGTTTTAAAGGTCTTGGAAATGGGAGGTAATCCTCTGGCGGTAAACGCCAGGACATGTCATTTATCCGGCATAGGTAGGGAGAACCTCAATAACATAGCAAATCTTGGGGTAGATTTAATAGAGATACAGCCTAACCTGAAAATAAGAAGAGAGTTAAATAAACTCTGTTTGGAAACTGTAGGTGACATATCATGGGCAGAACATGTATCCATTTTTACCATTCCAGTTAAGGTTGCTATTGATTATGAGATACCTCTGATACTTTGGGGGGAGAATCCACAAAATGAATACGGCGGACCAAACCAAGAAAGTAACGGTTCACGAATGCTTGATAGAAGTTGGCTTGAAGAATTCGGGGGATTGCTGGGACTTCGTGTCACCGATCTTCCGTTTAGCAGCGAAGACATCCAGCTCTATCAATATCCAGAACAAGTGTCCGGAGTCACAGGGGTCTTTATGGGTTATTACTTTCCGTGGGACGGATATGAGAACGCTATTAAAGCTCGTGACCACGGTTTCAAGTATTTTAGTAGAAAAGTACAGTCAAGCGGTTTCCCTTATGAAAACCTCGATAACTACCAAACAGGTATCCACGACTTCTTTAAATTCCTTAAATACGGGTTTGGCAGAGCAACCGACATGGCTTGTTCCCTCATTAGAAGAGGAACAATAACAAGGGAAGAAGGAAGGGATCATGCGTTTCAATGGGACGGTAAGTTTCCCTGGGTTTATTTAGACAAGTCTTTAGAAGAAATACTGGAACCGTTAAATATAAGTATAGAAAGGTTCAAAGAAATATGCGAGATGTTTACCAATAGGGACATTATAAAAGGATCAATACTAGATCCGAGAGTAGAGCATACAGAAGAATAGTGGGGTTAGCAAAAAGAGTTATTCCTACTTTACTTATTGACCGTGGTAACCTGGTAAAAGGTAAACAGTTTGAGGGATGGAGAGTAGTAGGTAACCCTATACAAGCAGCAAGTGTACACAATATCAGACAGGTTGATGAAATGGTGGTGTTTGATATAACGGCAAAAAAAGAAAACAGACCTCCCGATTATGATACTATTGCTAAAATAGCAAAGGTAAACTTTGTTCCTTTAACAGTAGGTGGTAATATTTGCAATAAAGAAACAGCAATTACTCTTGTAAAAGAATGCGGTGCTGATAAAATAGCTTTAGGTTCTAACGCTTTAAGTATACCAGGATTGACCAAAGAGATAAGCGAAGCTATAGGATGTCAATCAGTAGTAGCGGTATTGTCAAGGAATCGGGAGTTTAAACGCTTATCTTATATAGGAGAAGTTATAATTCAATCAGTAGAAAGAGACGGAACGTTTAAAGGTTACGATTTGGAAGCGATTAAAAGCGCAGTGAAAGGACTTAATGTGCCAATAGTTGCTTCTTCCGGATGTGGAACTTACGAAGATATGCACTTGGCACTAAGCGCCGGAGCATCCGGTGTAGCAGCAGGTGCTTTATGGCAGTTTACCCAAAGTACGCCTAAAGAGGCAAAAGAATATTTAGAGGAGAAAGGATGGGAAGTAAGGCTTTAGAAAAGATATGGGCAGGGGAGTTTGGTAACAAATACACCAAAAGGAATTTACAGGAATCCGCAGATAGGGAACTGTGGTGGGATAAGTTTTTAGACCAATGGAAACCAGACAATGTATTAGAAGCAGGTTGTAATGCCGGGTTAAATTTAAGATATATTGCAGAAAAAGTTCCCTGTTGGGGAGTAGACGTAAACAAAAGCTCGTTAAAAAAAGCTAAAAAGAATTGTCCAAAAGCATCGGTAAAGTTTGGTTCTATATATGAACTGCCTTTTACAGATGGTCAGTTTTCTTTGGTATTTACTTCAGGGGTATTGATCCACCAGCATCCCAAGCAGGTTAAAAGTGCCATGAGAGAAATAATTAGATGTTCTAACGATAAGGTTCTTTGCATGGAGTACTGTTCTCCTCAATTTGAAGAAAAAGCATATCGGGGAGAAAAAGGAATGCTATGGACGGGTCCTTACATGGAGCTGTACGAGGATTTAAGATTAGAGCCAATAGACAGCGGTTACATTCACGCTGAAGGCTGGGACGATGTAACGTGGGGGTTGTTTGAATGCCCAAATTTGAACCAAGAGTAGCGGCTATAATACAGGCAAGATTAGGTTCTAAAAGACTTCCTGGTAAGGTATTAAAACCAATAGGTCCGAAAACTATGCTACAGTGGGTTATTGACCGAACCTGGTTAGCGCAGGGGGTAGACTGTATTGTAGTGGCTACTCCAGATAAACGTATAGCTGATTTTGTAGACAGCACATATAATAACGTACCTATTTGGTCATACTGGCATCGCAGCGGTGACGAAAACGATGTTTTAACTAGATACCTTCATGCAGCCAACTTTTGCGGTGCTGAAGTAATAATAAGAATTACTGCCGATTGTCCGTTAATAGACCCTGAAATCATAGAATCTGCTATGTCCGCTATAGGCAGTCACGATATTTGTAGCAACGTACAATACCGTACTTTTCCTAAAGGGACAGATGTAGAAGTTATGCAATATGACACATTATTAAGGTTAAACAGGCTAACTGATAGTGGCAGAGAACATGTTACGACCTTTATATATGAGAACCCAGGGCTATTCGATCACGAGGTCATTTTACAGAAAGATGACGTTAGCTTCATGGATTGGTCTGTAGACACCCAAACCGACCTTGACAGGGTACGCATGATGTATAAATTGTTTAATTGGGAAGTAGTATCCCACAAAGAACTTACGGAGAGTTTATTAAACAATGGCTTACGGAACACCTTCATATCTGAGCGCACCGAATAAGAAATACGGCAACCCTCACAACACCGAGTACATGAACACCAAGACCGGACCTGGTAGTTCAAACAAATACATGAACACAAAAACCGGTGGGTCAATAGCTAAGACCTACATGAAAACTCCTACAGGGAATGATGCGTCTCAATATCTAACGGCTGCATCAGCTAAAAACATGGGTTACGGAAAGGTAGCCCGTGGCATGAAAAAGAAAGAAATGGGAATGTACTAATTGAATATATGGGAACTGTTATTAGAGTCAGGCGCACCTCCAGAGGCAATTCACCGGCTTATGAGCCAAAGCAAAGCAAAGAATCCACTAATATCTTCAAGACCAGGAATGAGAGGCAACACAAATGCCCTTAGTGGAAGCCCAGTGCAAGGACCACGGAGCTTACGAGGCGTTAGTCCTCCGCAGAGATCAAGCCGTTTGTCCTACATGCGGTAAAGAAGGAAAGACGGTGTTTAATGCTCCTGCTACATATAGAATGGATTTTAGATCAGGATGGAGTCCTGGAGCAGGTAAGTACTTTGACACTAAAGGTCAACGTGAAACGTGGTTAAGAGAGTCTGGTTCGAGAAGGATTAAAGATTAATGGCTGAAAACGTTCTTAAAAGACTGCTTGGGCGCATAGATGAGAAGTCAGATATTAATATAAAACAGCTTAGGCAGGAAGTGGACGGATGCTTTAATTCCACCAAATCAACCCGTGAAGAAATGACCCGATACCTGAAACGTTACAAGGGAGAGTGGTGGAACCTTGACGGAGAAGGCAAGCTGAGAAATTCAGACTCTACTGTAGCCTTGAATTTAGTGCATTCTACAGTAAGTACTATAGCTCCTTTACTAACCGACAATAAGCCGCAGTGGTCAGTCAGGGCGAGAGTTCCTTATATGCAGAGGTATATAGAGGCTCTTAGCCTTAAACTTGACTATGATTGGGACGTACTTGATATGGACGATGTGGTGTTGCGGTGGGTAATGGACGCTCTTATTATGAAGATAGGCATAGTTAAGTGTTTATATGATGAGGAAGAGCAGGAAGACATCGTTGAAAACGTGGACCCAAGAACCTTTTTTATAGCTCGTGGTTTTGACCGTTTATGGAAAGCACCTATGTGTGGAACCAGAACACGCAGGTCTTTGGCTTACATAAGGATGAACTGGGCAGAAAAAGGCAAAGAAGTAAAAGCTGATGCACTTGACGACGAGTGGCACATGATGGTGAACGACACCGGAGAGAAAGAAGCCTACGAAGATTCCGATGCTCAGTCAGCAACACTTTACGAAGTATGGTTAAAAGATGATGAAATGGAAGACTACTACGTTAACGAAAAAGGAGACGAAGTAGATAAAAAAGAGGAAAACGCAGAAAAGAAAAGCAGAAAAAAATACCCTTACGGAAGGTTCGTTATTTTTACTGAAGGAGTATTATTAGAAGATAAACCATCGGTATATACCCACGGTAAACCACCTTATGTAGAACTTTATGACTATCTCGTACCTCACGAATTCTTTGGAATGGGCGAAGTAGACCAGATAGAAGAAATGAACAAAGCGGTAAATCGGTCTATGCAACTTATGGATCAGTGGCAAAGATATTACTGCGATCCTCCCTGGTTACTGGATAGTAACGCCGGGTTAGAAGTAGAAACAGTAAAGACAGAACTGCGTAGTGGCGGTGGCATATTCACCTACAACGCCTTATCCAACTCATCACGACCTCCTCTGGAAAAGGCACCTACGCAACCTCTTGATCAAACGGTCTACAATTATCTCAACTTTTTAATGCAAGCTATTGAAGAGTCATCAGGTCAGGCTGATATAACCAAGGGACGGACATCAAAAAGCCAGCGTCAATCAGCAACGGAAATTTCTACTCTTATAGAAAGCGCCTATACCAGAACACGCCAAAGGGTACGAAACTTGGAAAACTCTATAGGCAGACTACAATGGTTGCGGTTGCACAATATGCAACAGTTCTATATAGATACCAAACACTTTTCTTTAGTTGAAGACGGAGAGATATCTTATTACACAGTAAGCAATAACGCTGGATGGGTAAGACAGGCATTACAACCCACAGAACAAGAAATGGAAGAAGAGGACAACCAGGTAGTACAGGATTACAATGCTTTCCTTACTAAGTATGGGGGGTTACAGGAAGTTGATCCCGTGTATGCTTCTTTCGATTTAGAAATACAGACCAACTCAACCCTACCTATGGATAAACAATCGCTGGCTAACTTATTGTTAAGGTTACTGGAAATGGCTAATGCCAGCCCTGCAACCAGCGTTCCGATATGGGAAGCAGTTCTTAACCAACTCAGGATACCTAAATATAAGAACATTATTCAGGAAATAAAGAAACGAGCCGATGCGGAAAACCAACAACCGCAACAATCGGAACAGCAACAAGCAGGAGCAGGTCTACCTGGAATGCTTGAAGTCGTAGGAGGACAAGAAAATGTCAGACCCAATGCGTAGACCAATGCCTTCACCAGGGGGTGCTTCTCCTATGGGGAGAACTCAAATGCCTTCACCTGGGGGGTCAAGAATGCAGTCGGCAACAAGAGCGACTGAATCTCCTTTAAACCCCACAGACATGATGTTTCGGCAAAGTCAAGGAAGAGGAGTGGGACCAGATACAACCATACGTCAGTTTTTACAGAGTTATGGTGTAGACGTAGACGGACCCGTTACTCAGTTAACTAAATTAGCACAAAATGCATCTCCGCAAGGAAAGATGCAAAGTATGGCAGGAATGTCAGGTGGAAGACCGGCTCCACAAAGACCAATGGGACAAAGTCCTATGGGACAAAGACCGGCAGGTGTAGGAGCGACTCCAGGGAGAGCAGCGCAACCGGCACCTCAAGATTTATCATCACTACTACGGAGGTAGTTTAAACAATGGCAGACGCTTCAACTCCAGTGGAACCCCTAGAGGGTCAGCCCATAGCGGAGCAGGGAAGTCCTGACGCAGGGCAGCCAGAACCGTTTTTTAGTTACTCATATTTAGACGGTAAGGTTGATCGATTTGACTCCAAAGAGGATTTGGAACGTGCTTGGCGTGATTCTCATTTTCGTGAAGCTGACTACACCAGAAAAACACAAAAACTTTCTGATGAAAGGAAAGCGTTTGATAGAGAAAGAGAAAAACATCAGGGAGAGATGAAGGCTTTCTTAGATACCAAGAAACGTTATGACGACATGGATGCTGCCTATAGGGGTTTGTCACCGCAAGCTCAGGCGCAACTTGCCCAATTAACACAGGAACCGGTAGGTCCTAACGACTTACTGGATAGGTCTAGAGAGCATACTAATTCTGCTGTAGATGAAATTCGTGCTGAACTACAGTCTTTCAAAGATGAAAGGGCAACAGAACAACGTGAAAAATATCTCAACGATCTTATGGGACAAATGCAGTCAAGGTATGAAGACTTTGACCAGGACAATGCCCTTGAGATGCTTGATGCGCTCGGTGACGGCAATCCCGAACCTCTACTGGAAATGGTGTATTGGGCTATGCGAGGCAAGAACAGCGGTGCTGTTCAGGATTCTTCGCCGCCAATAGGACCGGCTATGCAAAAGGCAGCAAGGCTGCCAAGAGCAAGTGGCGGTAAACCTAAAACAGACAGTGGTCGTAAATACGCCAGTATAGACGAGGCAGCAGACGCAGCAATGCAGGAGTATGCAGGTGTAAAGCTGCCCAACTAGGGGCTAAAAAGTGGCATTAGGAATTGACGAGGCTAATACCGTCTCGGATAAATTTTACGACAAAACCATCACTCAGCAGGTGTACGAGAAATCACCGCTGTTTTATAAACTGAAACAAGAGAAGAAAGTACGCTGGGACGGTGGTACACAAATACAATTTGCTATCCGATATAATACTTTGGATTCAGCAATCAACGTAAACCCAAGAGAACAGATTGAGTTCGGACAGAAAGAAACCCGAACCGGTGGCGTTCTTGATTATAAGTTTACCGTAGCAGATGCGATGATTTCGTGGGATGAACGTGTTAAAAACACTGGTAAACCACAGATTATCAACCTTCTTCGAGAGAAAACGGACGAACTTCAGCAGGACATGTTTAACAAGTTCCAGGCAGACCTCTACAATACTACCCAGTCTTCCAAGGCTTTCAGTGGTTTGGACGAGATCGTTGACGCAGGGGACAGTTATGCAGGAATAGCTGTTGCAGATGCCTCTGAATGGGCTGCTATAGAGAATACTTCAGCTACTGAATTATATCTTTATGGTGACTCCAACTCACTATCACATCAGATTAATTTAGCGACCTTCGGTCCTGATAAACCTGATTTGATTGTTACTTCCAGAGACCTTTACAACAAGGCTGAATCTTTGATTCAACCCCAGGAAAGGTTCGAGGATACCATGATGGCTGACGCTGGTTTTACCACGGTTAAATTCCACGGTATACCTATCGTTGGTGATTACGCTCTCGATGCAAGCACCGCTGGTAGTGGTACTTACATGTACGGACTATGTTGCAAATACTTTGAATTCAGATGTCATCCTGACTATGACTTCAAGACAACTCCGTGGAAGGAACTGTTTCAAGCTGGATACATCAATGCGATGGCTAAAGCGGTTTCGTGGGCTGGCAATATTGTATGTAAGATGAGAAAAGTAAACTTTAAGTATACTGCTCTCGATTACACAAACTAGGAGAAAATAAGTGGCTTTTAATACTGAGAGAGGTTCCTTTGGCGGAACCGTTATGCCTCGTGTTGACTCAAACGGGAAAACATGGTTAAAGGCAAAAGCTCATGGGGATTTGACTGCAAAAACGCCTTACGCTATAAAAGGTGGAGCAAGTGGTTTATTAACTCTTGCTATAGCTGACACTAGCTTTGCGTCTACTACAGCGGCTTCCCATGCTAATTATTATGTAGGAATTCCTGACGATGCTGTTTCTTCAGGAACATTTGGCTGGTTGCAGATAGGTGGAGACGTAGCTTCTGTTGTTACAACAGCGACTACTGCCACGGCAGGTACAACCTTTCGCTGGAGTAACGCATCGGTTATAGGTTCAGGAGCTTCAGACGTAGCTTTTTGTGCTGACTTTGCGGTATCTACCGAGACAACCGCCGCTACTCAAACCCAATCAATGTTTTTGTTAGCTCGAAAAGTTTGCGGGATAACATAGGAGTAATAATATGGCTGTTACAGTAACATATGCAGCAAGACTCCAGAACAATTTAAACGTTAATTCCCACGCTGCAAGGGACACCAAGTTTGCTTTCGGGTCTTTGGCTCCAAGCACATATACTGGAGGAGGGGTAACTCTTACTTTCACCGGATTTCGGAATGTAAGTGGAGTTATTATCCCTAATACTTCAGGATATTTGTTTGAGTATCGACCTGGAAGTAGCGTAGTGGTAGTCCGTTGGCAGGACGATGTAGCTACGTCAACGCAACAGATATTTGGAGAAATAGCTTCAGATACTCAGTTGGCTTCGTGGACTGCGTTACCGTTTTTTGCGTGGGGTAATTAAATGTCTGGGGAAGCCAACAGAGGCGCACCCCTAAGTACAAGAGTCAGCGTAACTGCTGCTGGCTCTGTACAGATTTTTGCTTCGGCTGCTTCAACCAAATGGTTCCTAACCAAGGGATTTTTAGGTTGGAGCAACGTTTCCGGTGGAGCTACCATAGACATAATGGAAGGCGCTACAAGCATTTTCCGTTTTATGGTTCCTGCTACGGGTGGTGGTTTTGAACAATTTGATCTTGGGGAAAGAGGCTTAAGAGCTTCTGACTCCAATACAAGTTTAAGGCTTAACCTGGATGCAACAGGGACTGTTACCGGCGTTTTTGTCGGCTACAGACGAGGTGAAAGGGCTGTATAATGCCTGTACCCAAGGGGGTGCCTAAAGGCAAATACGATAGATGTATAGACAAAGTGAACGCAGCACAGCAGACGGTTAATTCCTATGCTGTCTGTGCTGCCTCGCTAAAAAAGAAACATAGGAA